AAAAGAAGTGGGGTAGGATGAATGGGGCAGAACGTAAGGCTAGGAAGGAATTCCTGATAGATTGGTATACAAATGCCGAAAAACTAATCGAACCAGCTGAAACTACCTTCCACGCTATTTCTGCAAGAAAAAGAGAACCAAGAGTCTATGAATCTACAAAAGACTGGTTGAATAAATATTATCCTGATAGGGTTATTTCATTCCATTTATTGGGCGAATCTAGGTCTGTAGCCAACGTAGTTGCCTATAAATCCAGTAAAGTCCTTGAATTGGGTGTTAGTAGACATTACGAAGACAATAAGAAAGTTTTACGTGGTATGCGGAAGATCCTACCCAGCGAAATAGAGCTATACTTCTGGGAAAGGGGAATGGATTTACCGATACCTTTTATCAAATAAAGGTGTTCCATGAAGTACATTCAAACCTTAGATTTTGATTTTGTCGAGTTCCTAAAGTTCGAGGACAGACCATTTCGTGCAAAATTTATCCCAGCTAAAATCTGGGATGATTTGGACAACTACAAAAATGATGCAGTTGGTTTAAGAAACTACTTTAAGAAGTGGCGTTTTTCTATCGCTTGGCATCAAGAAAAGAAACCAACAAACCAAATATCAGTTGGTGGTGGTTACTACACAGATGAAGGTCGTTCAGAGTTAGATATCTGGACTAGCCCAGATTCATCATACAACAAACATCAATTTACTGATGCTTCTTGGAGACGTTTTAAGTTTAGGGTTATTCAAGTAGCGATGCATGAACTAATCCATTGCAAACAATACTACGGTAAACATGAAGAATATTGTGCCAGTAAAGTTTATTATTCAAAAACTGGAATAGAACGAATTGATAATAACAGAGATTATCATGCTGGGCGAGATGAGATTGAGGCATACGCACACTGCGTATATCTAGATTTTAGAACTAAACGTCCAACTGTTCCAATTGCTACATTAATCCGTTACGCAAAAACCTACAAGGTATCAAAGAATCTTTCTGGAATCCAAAGATTATTCAGAACAGATAAACACAATGAGGTAGTCCCTCTTCTTCTCCGTAAAATTTTAGTCTGGGAAAGAAAGTATAACAAATATACTTAACCTAAATATACTATAAAGTATACTTGGGTTTCCATGGCAAAAATAGCAAACGAATTAGATCTCTCAGACATAAAGGCAAAACTCTCTCCTGCAGTTAAGAAGGAGTGGAAGATAATCTTCGCCAAGTTGTCAGATACGCAAGAGTCTATCCTAAAGAAAATATTCGATAACACTGCGGTTACGTGTAACATATACACAGGTAGCGTTACATTCAGAATTGGCACTGGTTCTGTTAAAGGGCTAGCCATAAAATCTGACGGATTTAAAACATCATTCTCTCCAAAGGGAACTACTGCCACTGATGTTTTCCTCAAAGCAAAGTACGATAGAAACTTCGAACCAGATACAGTTGAGAAGTTCATTATTACCTGCGCATTCTATTTTCTAATCCACGCATTTGATAGATGTAAAACCGAATCTGATAAGACAGAAGCGTCAGAAGGACAACAAGTTCTTGCAACTCAATCAGCATTAAAAGCTCTCATAAAAGAGTATGGCGAGATTCGTTTAAAGATTGGAGATAACTCTTACAACGTAGATGAGTTCTCACAGTATACAGCTGGTCGCCCAAAAGCAGATGCTACTTTCAAATATAAAGGTGTGGACGTTGTTTGGTTATCACTTAAAAAAGGTGGTAAACCAGCTGACTGGCAACAGTACGGAGGTAGTGCTGATCTTGGAATCGTTGGTGGTGATGTAACTAAGTTTCCCGATATTAAAAAGTTCGCTGATAATATATCTAAAATCTTCGAAGCACTTGGAGTTAAGAAGGGAAAGAATGGAAGATATGACTTTAATTCTTTGGATAAAGGATCCTACTTCGGAATGCCATTAAAGAACCATATGGTAGCTTGTAAAGTTATGTTCGGTAAAGACTTCGGTCCAAAGTTTGGAATCAATAACTGTAACGTATGCGTTGATGGCGATTTAAAATTTATCAAAGCCAAAGGTAATAATGCGTTTGAGTTAGGTGGCGAGTTCCATATAAGCGTCAATCCTTATGAGTTCAAAACCCCAAAATTTCCAAAGTATGATCCTGCCGATCTTTATGCTCCAGTTCTTTTTGTAACCAAAGCACAGAACGTAAATCATATCGGTTTCGACCATGCTAGATTCTATATTTGGCCACAGAACGTACCTGCTAAAAAGGGTATCCAAAACCTCGATGAGTCGCTAAATACTATTGCTAGTAAGAATAAAACAGCCCTCGCTGCGATGGCTAAGAAGTATCTCCCCTAAAATAGTAGTTGTTTTTACGCAACTAGGAGATAAATAGTTCTTTACAATAATCCAATTATAGGGTATAATAGTCTTATGGTTGGAATGCTAGTCTTTATAAATAAAATTATAACTTTATAGATGGGTAAACAATGAAATCATTCCAGTCTTTTTTAAAAGAAGAAGCCGAAGGCACGAAATTAAAGCACATCACTCATCCTGAGGATCGTCCGCTAATGCACGGACACGAAGGATTTGAGCATGCTCATGGCGCATTGACCCATGCGCACGAACACATGAAAGCTGGTAAGAATAACGCAAACCTTACCACAAAGTACGACGGATCACCAGCTGTGGTTTTCGGTACTCATCCAAAAAATAAGAAGTTCTTTGTTGCTTCTAAATCTGCATTTAACAAAGATCCAAAAATCAATCATACTGATGCTGACATCGATAAAAATCATGGTCATGCTCCAGGTCTCGCAGCCAAATTAAAAGCTGCACTCCACCACTTACCAAAAGTAACACCAAAAGGTAAAGTATATCAGGGTGACATTATGCACTCTGAGGGTGATGTTCAACACGATAAGAAAAAAGGAACTGCTTCCTTTACACCAAACACCATCACTTACACTGCGCATGGCGATGAAGCCAAGAAAGCTGCAAAAGCAAAAGTAGGTGTTGCGGTTCACACTCAATATCATGGTAAAGACATTCAGTCAATGTCTGCTCACCACGAAGTTGACCATCATGAATTCAAACAGCATCCTGATGTTCACCACCACGATGCTAGCTATGATACTAGTACAGTTAATCATTCTCAAGCTAATCAAGATGAATTCCATAAGCACATGAATGCTGCGAAAGCGATTCATGATGAACATGGATCTAAAATGTATAACGCTGTGCACCCAAGTCACAGTGGTGACAGTGGTCACCTTGCTACTTACATTAACTCAACTGTTAGAACTAATAGCACCCCAAACGTAAAAGGTTTTAAGGCACATCTTCAAGCCCATCATGACAAACAAGTTGCTGGTGTTAAGACTGAGAAATCACAAAACGCTAAACGTGAAAAAGGTAATGAAGAACTTGCTCACGTTGAAAAGAATAAATCTCATTATGAGAATGTATTAAATGCTCATAATCACTTGGCTGCTGCAAAGAATACTTTAGTCAAATCTTTGGAGAGTGGTCATAGCAATTATGAACATCATATCGAAGGTAAAGAATCCAAACCAGAAGGATTTGTTATTAACCATGAACACAATGGTAAAACAGAACCATCCAAACTTGTGAATCGTGCTGAGTTCGCAAGATCTAACTTGCTAAAGGTGCGTAAATGAAATCTTTTAAATCTTTCTTAACAGAGATTGCTGACGAATTTTATTTCGATGAAATGTTGACAGAAGCAGCAGACGATGCTTCTAAAGAAGGTGGTGTCTCTAATAATACTAAAGGTGTTCTACATGAACTTCTAGTTGGTAAACATCTTAATGGTGGCAAGCATTTAGAGAAACATAAAAACGAAGCCAACGAAACACCTGAGCAAGCGCACGATAGATTGAAAGCACAGATCCATCCTAAGGACTATGATAAGATTCATAAGAATGCTGAGAGTGCTGCTAATCATATTAAGAAACATATTGAGTCTACACATCCAGGACATAAAATTCATGGAGTTCATTGGACTTCAAAACCTGGAGATACAGAAAAGGTAACTGGTCACAAAGCAACTCAGAAAGAAGATTCATCTGACGTTTATGTTACCACTAAACATCCAAAGACTGGCAAAGAACATCATCATGGTGTAAGTTTAAAAGTAAGCGACAAATCAAGCAAGAACATTCCTTCTTCAAGTCTTGGTATGGAATCAGGTGGTTCAAAAGCCAGAGAGCATTTTGAAGACCACAAGAAAGCAATCGTTAAGGCGCATCCTCAACTTGCTGGTAAAAATAAAGAACAGCGTAAAGAGATTGCTAAAGCTGATCCTAAAATGCATGCTGATGTTAAAGAACGTAACAAAACATTATTACATAAAGTTGCTCACAGTCATGCTTCTGAATTACAGCACCATTTAGATTCAGGTAATCATGAGCATGTAGTTAAACATATTCGTGAAGTGTTACATGCTCATAAAACTCCAGCCGAAGAAGGTGGTCATACATTTATTAAACATACAACATATCAAACTGCTAAAGGTGTTCAACACCATACAAGTAAGCCAAGCGAAGACCACGAGCATATCCTTAAGGATCATAAAAACCTTTCAGTAAAATCCAGTGGTGGTTCAGTTCACTTCTATCATAATGGTAAGAAGTTTGCATCTCAAGCGCATAAGTTTGATTCACAGAGCGATCCATTAAGTTCACTTAAATCGGCAGGGAAGGCAGTATGAGAACATTTAAATATTTTTTAGAAGCAGTTGGTAAATGTGATTGTTGGGATGGTTACAAAAGAAAACCTGGAACTAAACCTTGCTCTTCTGGATCTTGCATAAAAGAAGAACGTGGTTTGTGGGACAACATCCACGCTAAACAAAAACGTATCAAGAATGGTTCTGGCGAGCATATGCGTAAGCCAGGAAGTAAAGGTGCTCCAACTGCTAAAGCATTAAAAGATTCTCAAACAAATGAATCAGCTTGGGCGAAACAAGCAGCTACTGCTATTGCCATGAAAAAAGCTGGTAAGAAACCAAAGAATGAAGAACTTGAATCACAGTTTGATTTAATCGAACAAATGGTGAATGGTATCGCTGAACAACATAACTTAGATCCAGAAATCGTATGGGAAAAGTTTGAAGAAGTTAGCGATGAAGAACTTTTAGAAGCAGCAGTTGATGCTAAGGGTTATAAGTCATCTACTGGTGGTCTCACTCAAAAGGGTCGTGATCACTACAATAATACAGAAGGTGGTCACCTTAAAGCACCAGTTACAACTAAACCATCAAAATTAAAAGCTGGTAGCAAAGCTGCCAATCGCCGTAAGAGTTTCTGTGCACGTATGGGTGGTGTAGAAGGACCAATGAAGAAACCTAATGGTGAGCCAACTCGTAAAGCGTTGGCATTAAGAAAGTGGAACTGCTAATATGTTATCATTTAAATCTTTCTTAAAAGAAGAAGTAGAAAAGCACCATGCTTTGGCATTTGGTCGTATGAATCCGATCACTTCTGGTCATGAAGCAGTAGTTAACAAACTACATTCAGTTGCCAAAGAACATGGAGCAACACATCAGTTAGTTGTTTCTCACAGCCAAGATGCTAAGAAGAATCCTCTGTCTGCTGCACAAAAAGTTAAACATGCTAAACGTGCATTCCCAGGAACTAAAGTTAAAGCTGCTAGTTCTGATGCACCTACCATTCTTCACCATGCTGCAGCTGCCCATAAATCAGGCGCAACTCATTTACATGTAGTTGCTGGTTCTGATCGTCATGAAGAGATGCACAATCTTCTCCATAAATACAATGGTAAAGATTCTGCTCATGGTCACTATAATTTTAAAAAAATTACTGTTCATTCTTCTGGTGAACGTGATCCAGATTCTGAAGGTACTAAAGGTATCTCTGCCAGCAAAATGCGTGAGCATGCTGCATCAGGAAACCAAAAAGAATTCCACAAAGGTGCACCATCTAAGATGAGTGATGCTCACAAAACTGAAATGTATAATGACGTCCGCAAGGGTATGGGACATAAAGATTAAAAATGAAAAACTTTAAGCAGTTACTGAAAGAACTTCCTTCAAACAAAGTTGTCCTTGCGTTTGGTCAATTCTCACCACCCACATCTGGACACGAACTTATCGTTAAAAGCGTTAAGAAAATATCTGAATCACAAAGTTCAGATCATGTAGTTTATGCAACCGATGATTTGAAGGAAACTCTTCTTTCTTCTGATAAAAAAGTTCATTACATGGGCATTATGTTCCCAGGAATTAATGTTCAATCTACAGATAAAACTCTGGTAGAAACTGTAAAATAATTAAACAAGAAGTATAAGAACCTTGTAATGGTTGCTCCTTCAGATTGTAAAGAAGATTATCAGAAACTTCTTACTTCTAAAAATAACAAAGAGTTTTTCTTTGAGACGATTGAAGTTGTTTCTACTGGAGATGTTAATCCAGATAAGAATCAATTAAAAGAATCTGTCAAGAAGGGTAACTATGATAAGTTTAAAAAGTATCTACCAACATCTCTACGTGAAATTGATAGCCGTAGATTGATGAATGATATGCGTAAATCATTGGGACTTGATATTCTCAAAGAAGAAATTAAATTTGTTAAAGACGAACTACGTGAACAATATTTCCGTGGCGATATCTTTAATGTCGGCGATGTAGTCACCGCAAACGAACAACATTATACTATTGTTAAACGTGGCACGAATCACTTACTACTAAAAGAACAAACAGGTAAACTTGTATCTAAGTGGATTCAAGATGTTACCGAAGCTACACTTGATGAAGTGTTAAGCAAAGATGCTAAAGCAGGTGATTGGATCCATGACTTTATTCATAGCGACAATCCAAAGTTTGCTGGTAAGTCTAAGAAAGAGCGTATGAAAATGGCTCTTGGTGCTTACTATGCAAAACAGCAATCACGTGTTACTGAAGAGTTGACAAATAAAACATTACGTCCAGCTGATAAACTTAAAGTTGCACGTATCATTGCTACTATGTTGGGTGTTGAGAAAGTTGAATCTTCAGCTAACCCAGAGAACATGGTTAATGCAGCACTGCGTAAGATTAGATCTAAAGCATTGAACGCAGAAGGTTATAAAGTTTTAGATAACATGCTTGCATTGGCAACTGAAGTTGGTATTCAATATGATACTGCTTTAAAACCAGCAAGATTAAAAGAAGAATCTACTCCAGAAGAAACTAATGAAAAGAATTTAGAAGATCAATTAGAATCCCAGTTAGATTTAACTGATGAGCAGATTGATCAACTTATAGAAGAAATGCCAGAGGATGATATTATCAACGAATATGATGAGGATGAGTTCCATTGTGTTGATGATGAAACTGGAGAAGAAGTACCTGAGTCAGAGTTTATGACTAATGAAGATTATCAGATTCTTGAAGTTCTTTCTCGTTCAGAGCGTATGCGTGCCAAGGCTAGATTCGCAAGAACTAAATCTAAACGTATGAATAAAACACGTATCGCATTAAAGACACGTGCTCCACAAAAGAAGATTAATCAACGTGCCAGAAGATTAGCCATTAAACTAATCAAGAAACGTATGCTTCGTGGACGTAATTATGCTAAAATTTCTATCGGTGAGAAAGAAAGAATCGAACGCATTATAAAGAAGCGTCAAGATACAATTAAACGTGTTGCAATAAAATTGGTTCCACGTATACGTAATGTTGAAAAATCACGTTTATCTCACCACAAGTACAAAGCATCAGGTGGTGCTGGTAATGTTACATTCTAAGGTTAATTATGGAAGAAATTAAAGCAACTCTAAAAATTCTAATGGCGAATAACTTCGTCATGTATTTCAAATCACATTCGTATCACTGGAATGTAGAGGGAATTATGTTCTCTCAATTTCATGAATTTTTTGAAAATTTATATCAAGATTTATGGGCAGTTGCAGATACATATGCAGAACAAATGCGTGCACTGGATGAGTATGCTCCTATTAGTGTTGATGCTATGTTTAAAGCGTCTACGATTGATGAAGATATTTCCAAGCCAGCTGATGTTACTGCAATGTTACAAAAATTACAGTCTGCAAATAACGAGATTATTGTAAACCTAAATAAGTTATTCACTGTAGCTACAAAGGGTGGTGAGCAAGGTTTAGCCAATCTCGCTGCCGATAGATTAGATAAACATAAGAAACATGGTTGGATGTTAAGATCCTTCCTAAAGGGTAAATAAGATGAAGAACTTTAAAGAACTTACAGCTCAACTTGCAGAAGCGCAAGTATCTACACGTAAATATTCTTGGGGAACGATGAAGACTGTTCATCATGGATCTGATTTTTCGATTCCATTACACCCAGAACACCATCAAGAAATTGCTAAGTTGAAAGACGAGCAAGAACATCATTTTAAAACTGAAGATGGTAAGTCGTGGACTGCTCGTCGTAAAGGCGATGAGGTTCATTTCCAAGGTGCCAATAATGGTGGAAAAACTAAAGTTCCACACGCTACTATGATGGAAGCAAAAGACGAGCAAGAGTATGGTTACGAAGGCGACATGGCTATGAATCAGTTGAAAACATTGGTACGCTGTGCTGAAATGATTGAAGATTGTTTAAAGCCAGATACTGATTTGCCAGAATGGGTTCAATCTAAGATTACTCTTGCCACTGATTACATTCAAACTGCAGCTGACTATTTGTATTCTGAGTCTGAAGTGAAAGAAGGCTACTACGAAAAGCCAGCATCAGCATATCGTCGCAAAGGTAATGAAATTGGTGGTGGTTCTTCAAAAGCACCTGTTGCTCCAGTTCCACCAAAGAAAAAAGAACAAATGAAGTCAAGAGTTGGTCATCCAACTAATGAAGAAGTTGAATTGAGTGAAAATGCTCCATTCAAGAAATTAGAACACGCAGTTGCTTACGCTACTGATAAAGTTAAAACGCATCGCGATAACCTAGATGGTATTGAAGTGTATAAGCATAAAGCTGGTGGTTATGATGTTAACCATACAATGAACGCTAGTGGTCGCAATTCTTTAAATAAAATAGGTGCTAAACATCTTGGTACTGTATATAAAGATAAGCCAACTAATATTAAAGAAGAATTAAAAGAGTATTCAATGGATGATCTGCATAAAGACGCAGCTGCACGATTGAAGAAAGATATTGATACTGCATCTGATAAACGAATCGCAGATGCAAAAACACCTAAAAAGAAAGAAGGGTTTTTCCATATGGTTGGACGCAAACAAATCGCAGCAGTAAAAGGTGCCATTAAAGGTTTTAAAGAACAAGCTGATCTTGGTGACTACTCAAAACGTCATACTGTAGTTGCTCATGTTTCAGATAACACAGGCACTCCAGCTGATGGAGAGAAACGTGCCATCGAAAAGAAAGCACTATCTGTTCTTGCAGCTACACCAAAGCATGCTGAGAAAGCTGCTCATAAACACTTCTCTGATAAAGGCTATAAGGTTCATTCAGTTGTAGCTAAGTCTTCTCCTTCTATGAAGAAAGAAGAAGTTGAGATCGAAGAAGCAAGATTATTTGCGTCTCACCAAGAAGCATCCGCAGCAGCAAAACCTGGACAGAAACCTAAATTGGACCCAAACACCAATAAGTATGTTTTAGTTTCTGAAAACAAAGGACTTGACATTAGTAAGGTTGCTCACGCTGGTGACAAACCACACGAAGAAGAGTGGACCACTGTTCAAAAGAAAAAGAATATTCCTTTTGATGGACCATACAATAAATCTGTATTCAAGAAAAAAAATAATCCAAACCGAACAGGCTCTGATGCTGCTCGTGCATTAGCCATGCGTGGAATGAAAGAAGACAAAGAAGAGGGAACTATGAAAACATACAATGAATTTTTACAGTCACTAGAAGAAAAACTAATTGGTAAACAAAAGAAATTAGATAAGAATCATAATGGTGAATTGGATTCTCAAGATTTTAAAATGCTTCGCAAAGAAGAAGCTGAAGAATTAGATGAAATCAAATTAGCTGATCTGCCACGCAGAACAGTTAAAGGCACTAGTTACGGTGCACAGTATCATGATCCAGAAGGTGACGATGATGCTGATAACAGAAAACCAGCTAAGGCAGCTGACGCACCAAAACGTGGTCGTGGACGCCCAGCAGGAGCTATGTCTGGTGCTCGCCAGAAAGGTTCTGCGAAACAAAGTAAAACAGGTGGCGTAGACTACACTGGTTATAAATTACACTTGCCAAATTCTAACAAATAATCAAAGGAGATTAAAAATGGCACTATGGGGAAATAAAGATAGCAAGACTGCTTCAGGCACTATTGCAATTAGTACTGCTGGCGTAGTAACTGGAACTGGTACTACTTTCACTACACAAGCAAAAACTGGTAACTACATTACTGCTGGTGGTCGTGACTATCAGATCGTAGCAATCGCAAGCAATACTTCTGCGACTGTTATCTCTGGTACTAACAACGGAAACGCTGCAGTTACTGCTGTTTCTGGTGGCAGCTCTTATGCTCTATCAGAGAAGCCAGTATTCGTTGCTCACGAATCAGCTAACAGTGCTGGTACTTCTGGTAACTCTACTAAGGTATTCGGTATTGACTCTACAGAAGCAACTGTAGCAGCTAATCGTGCTAAGGGTTTAAAAGTTCCAGGCTGGTCACGTTACACAACTTACACTGATGCTCAGGGTAATGTTCGTAAGAAAGCTGAAGTTCTAGTAGCAATGAATGCAGCTGCTGTTACTGCTGCTGCAATGGGCGACGCTGCTGATGATGCAGTTGCTGCAGACGCTTAATAAATAACTTGATGAGGGGAGATTCCTCCCCTCCTTTAACGATGGTAGATAATGATTCAAGAAAAATTAAGTGATGCGAACTTTCTAGTTTTTGCAATGCACCATTATGATAATCCGCAATGTCATAGTTTAAATGAATTTGATGATGATATAAAAAAGTTTATTTATTTAAAGAAACTAATATATCGTTATAAAAATACAGGTGAACTTAAAGAGCGTTTAATCATAAATCATATTATTGTTCTTTACAATATTTTTGGTTCAGTAACAACTAGAATGCTGTTTTTCAAAATCGAAGAATCATTGTGGCCACAGCTGGTAACATTTTTAGTGTTTTTAAATAGGATGCCAGAAGAGATTCCTGAGTTTGGAATTAAACTTTCTGATATTAAACTTGACGAAAACATTATTGGAGTTTTAAGGAAGATATGAGTAGACTAATAGACAACTTGGTAGCGTATCGTGTTCTATCAATGTTAGTTACTAACTTCACTGATACCAAGGCATTTAAACTTGGTATCATCGATGCTAAAGGTAAAAACCTTAGGAAGTCATACACACTTAAAACTACAGAAGAAAGAGATGCGTATAACTACTTGAATCGTTTAGTTTTTAATATGAAAAAAATTATTAACAGACTTCCAGGTGGCGAATCAAAACTTAAAAGTATCACTGCTGCATACTTCTTAGTTAAAGAGTATTATGAAAGTAATAATAGAACTACATCTCTAATGGAACAAAGATATATTGATCTAATAGAGAAATTAGATAATGATCTATATCTTGTAGAAGAAGAACTAATTATTAAAAAGTGGATTGAAGAATCTCAGATTACTGAGTTGTCCACTGAACTTTTAGCAAGATATAAAACTGCATCTCATGCTTCTGCTAAAGCATCTGATGAAGCAGGTAATTATAAAAAGGGAGACAAGCGTTTCTCTGGTATTAACAAAGCAACAAGAAAACAATTTGACAATGATCTAAAAAAGCATGGTCAATATCAAGAAGAGATGGCTGCTAATTGTACTGGCGCAGCAGTAACTACTGATACTCCTGCTCCGTTGAAAAAAGATATTAAAAAGTATAAGAATATCGCAAGACGTAAACCACCTGTTGAGGCATAATAATGTTTCTATTGAGTTTTGTTCCTGATGCTTTATTGCATCTAGTTGTTATTTGTGTTTTGTGTGCAGGCGCAGGAATTTATGCGCTGAGTTTCTTTACAAGATTTGTGCCACCACTAATTCCTTATTCTGGAATTGCCAGAATTATTGGAACTGTATTGATAGTTGGTGGCATTTATTTTTATGGCAGCTACTCTACTGAGATGTCTTGGAGAAACAAGGTAGCTGAGTTGGAAGAAAAAGTTAAAGTAGCAGAAGCAAAATCTAAAACAGCCAATGTTGAAATACAAACTGTTTATAGAGATAAAGTGAAAGTAGTAAAAGAAACGCAAGTAGTAATACAAGAACGAATTAAAGAAGTTGAGAAGCGCATTGATTCTCAATGTACTATTGATACTGAAGTTATTAAAATCCTCAACGATGCAGCAGCGAGGAAATCTAAATGAAACTATTATTAATCGTTCCTGTATTATTATTGACTGGTTGTTTATCTACACCAGTACAGAGAAGTTTTCCCGATGTTCCTGAAGAACTAAAGGTTGCTTGTCCAGATTTGATGTTACTCGAGCCAACAACGAAACTAAGTGAAGTAGTTTCTGTTGTTTCTAAAAACTACGGTCAATATCAAGAATGTCAGATTAAAGTTGACACTTGGATTGAATGGTATAAAACACAAAAACAAATTTTCGAGAGTGTCAAATAAAATGGAATATCTACCACAAGAAAGAATTGCTAAATTGGAAGCACAAGTAGAAGGCATTAAGGATGATGTCGCTGCCGTAAAACATGACATCAAAGAACTTCATTCTCGTATTACTACGGGTAATCGTGAGATCACCGATCACATCGATCGCAAGATTGACGACTTGGCAAAAAGTGATGAGGAACAACATACAGTAATGAGTAAGAAAATCGATAGTCTTGCTGGCAGGATTGATCTTCTTGAACGCTGGAAGTGGATGATTGTTGGTGGCGCAATCGTTGTTGGTTACCTAATGGGTCATCTAGATTTCTTTGCAAAATTTATGAAATAAAATTTGCTTTTTATTATGAACTAGGGTAAAATAGTTACTCTAGTGGAGTTATTATGTTATACATTGATGTGAATTTTGCAAGTATCTTGGGTAGTCGCCTAAGAAATTTCAAAAAGAAATCTGATTACCTTTGGAACTATTCTTGCCCTGTATGTGGTGATAGTTCCAAGAACAAACTTAAAGCACGTGGTTACATCTACAAGGTTAAGTCTGATCTTTTCGTGAAGTGTCATAACTGTGGTTATGGTACCAATCTCGGCAACTTCATTAAATATGTCGATACCAAGTTATATGATGAGTATGTTCTTGAACGATACAAAGGTGGTGCTACCAAGCACAACGCTAACAAGGATCCTGCACCAATCCTTGAAATCCCCAAAGAAGAATTGCTGGAAGATGATATACTATCATCGTTGACTAGGCTAGACACACTTCCAATTACGCATCCTGCAGTTGCCTATGTAGTTAATAGAAAGATCCCTAAAGACAAGTGGGGTCTTTTGTATTTTGCACCAAAGTTTAAAACATATACCAATACTGTTACACCTAAATTTCAAGAGCCAGTGCAAGACGAGCATCCAAGGATGATTATTCCTTTCTTTACTCCAGCTGGAAAGGTGTTTGCTTTTCAAGGTAGGGCATACGGTAAAGAAGAACCTAAGTATTATACCATTAAGGTTGATGAAACACAGGAGAAGATTTATGGACTGGAAAGAGTGGACTATTCGAAACGAATATATGTGGTTGAAGGACCAATCGATTCGCTTTTCTTACCTAATGCAATCGCAGTTTCTGGAGCAAGTTTCGATACTCCTACTATTAGGCAGTTGCTCGCTAACGCAACGATAGTAATGGATAACGAACCACGCAATAAAGAAATCGTAAAACAACTTGACAAATATATTGAAGCAGGGTATAATGTTTGTATGTTCCCTGATCACATAGAACAAAAAGATATTAATGAGATGATTTTATCAGGAAAGACCTCTGATGAAATTTTAGAATTGATAAATACAAATACCTTCAAAGGTATCGAAGCAAAATTGAAATTCAGTACATGGAGAAAGATTTGAATGTAAGAATGATTAGTTACAGTAAACCCTCTACAGAGATGTATGGAGAGGGTTTGTTAGATGTGCAGGAGTTGGTTGCGTTCTGTGCACGTGTCAGTAATCCAAGTAACCAGTTCAACACAGAGACATCAGAGAAGTTAATTAAGTATTTAATTAAACATCAGCATTGGTCACCTCTAGAGATGGTCAGTGCATGTTTAGAAATAGAAACTACTCGTGATATAGCAAGACAGATTTTGCGTCACAGATCTTTCTCGTTCCAAGAATTCAGTCAGCGATATGCAGATCCAACCAAAGACTTATCTTTCGTTCTTAGGGAAGCCCGACTTCAAGATACGAAGAATCGTCAAAATAGTGTTGAAAATAAAAATCTAGCATTGGCTGCTTGGTGGGAAGAAAGACAAAGACGTGTAATTCAAGAAGCAAAGAATGCATATGAGTGGGCGATTCAAAATGGAATCGCTAAAGAACAAGCAAGAGCAGTACTCCCAGAAGGACTTACTGTTTCTCGTTTATACATGAATGGCACTTTGCGTAGTTGGATTCACTTCATTGAATTGCGCAGTGCAAATGGTACACAAAAAGAACACCAAGAAGTCGCACGTGCGTGCGCAAAGGTTATTGCCGAAGTATTTCCTTTGGCAAACGAATTAATAAACTTATAAGAATAATGGGGCAAGTATGACAGATATTGTGCATGGCATAAAGGTAGATTACACTCGTGATAATTTATTTGATGAATTAGGTAAGATTAGATTAAAAGAAAGTTATATGAAAGATGGTGAAGTGAGTCCGCAAGAGAGATTCGCTTTTGTTTCAAATCAATTCGGGAGTAATCCAGAACATGCGCAAAGATTATATGAATACAGCAGTAAGCATTGGCTCAGTTATTCTACTCCCATTCTCAGTTTTGGTCGTAGCAAGCGTGGGTTGCCTATATCGTGTTTCCTTAATTATATTGAAGATACTGCGGAGGGATTAGTTGATAATCTTAGCGAAACTAATTGGCTTTCTATGCTTGGGGGTGGTGTGGGGATTGGCTTTGGTATTCGTAGTGCAGACGATAAATCTACTGGTGTCATGCCTCACCTCAAAATGTATGACGCAAGTTCTTTGGCATATCGCCAAGGTCGTACTCGCAGGGGTAGTTATGCTGCTTACTTGTCTATTGATCATCCAGATATCATAAACTTTCTAGAAATGCGTAAGCCGACAGGCGACCAGAATATGCGTTGCTTGAATATGCACCATGGGATTAATATTCCAGATGCATTTATGGAAATTATTGAACAGTCAATGATTGATCCAAACTTTGATGATTCTTGGAAATTGGTTGATCCAGCATCAAATGAAGTTCGTGAAACTGTTTCAGCAAAAGAACTTTGGCAACGTATCCTTGAGATGCGTATGATGACAGGCGAGCCATACTTACACTTTATTGATGAATCAAATCGCAAGATGCCACAGCACTTGAAAGATCTTGGTTTAAAGATTAATCAAAGTAATCTTTGTTCTGAAATTATTCTACCAACAAATGAAAAGCGTACTGCTGTTTGTTGTTTGTCTTCATTGAATCTAGAGTATTATGATGATTGGAAAAACGAATCATTATTCCTTGCTGACGTTGCAGAAATGCTAGATAATGTTCTTCAATATTTTATTGATAAAGCACCTACCTCAATCAAACGTGCCAAGTACTCTGCACTACGTGAAAGATCTATCGGTATTGGTGCGCTAGGTTGGCATGCTTACTTGCAGAAAAATAATCTGCCATGGGAATCATCAATGGCAGTTGGTAAGAATAAACAAATCTTTAAACATATCAGAGAGAACTTGGATGTTGCGAACAAAAAACTTGGATCTGAACGTGGTGAAGCGTTGGATGCAGTGGGTACTGGGAATAGGTTTAGTCATCTTATGGCTATTGCTCCCAATGCTTCTTCTTCCATTCTCATGGGCAATACTAGTCCTAGCATTGAACCTTATCGTGCCAATGCTTATCGCCAAGATACTCTATCGGGTTCTCACTTAAATAAAAATAAACACCTTGATACAGTTATTATGAATCACCTATCTCCTTCTGGCGCACCTTTGACACCAAAAGGTGAAGAAGAATACCAACAAATTTGGAGTTCGATTATTGCGAACGATGGTTCTGTTCAGCACCTCGATTGGATGGGGGAGTGGGAGAAAGATGTCTTCAAGACTTCTATGGAAATTGACCAACGCTGGTTAGTACAACATGCTGCAGACAGACAAGAATATATTGACCAAGCGCAGTCGTTGAATGTATTCTTCCGTCCAGACAGTCATATCAAGTATATCCATGCTGTTCATTTTCAAGCATGGAAACAAGGATTAAAAACAATGTATTACTGCCGTAGTGATAAAATCGCCAAAGCAGATAAAGTATCAAAACGAATCGAGCGTGAAGTCATCAAAGAGATTGACTTACAGGCATTAACAGGAGATGCTGACACTTGTCTAGCATGCGAAGGATAAAAATGATATCAAAAACAAAAAGTAAATTAACAGATACAAGAAACCATTTTAAACCATTTAACTATCCATGGGCATATGATGCTTGGTTGAAACATGAACAAGCACACTGGCTACACTCAGAAGTACCAATGGCTGAGGATGTTAAAGACTGGAAAAAGAAACTAACAAATGAAGAAAAAACCTTTCTTACGAACATCTTCAGATTCTTCACTCAAGGAGACATTGATGTTGCTGGCGGTTATGTTAATAATTATCTGCC